AGTCTGCTGCAAAATCTGTTGATTCTCGTAGGTCGCGTAGTAAACCGCAGGGCGATGAGTCCACAACCTACATCAAAGAGTCTCAAGTTCAGAAGATGTCTCCTCAAGAATACGAGAAGCGTTCTGATGAAATCATGGAAGCTATCCGTTCTGGAAAGTTTGTCTATGATGTTTCTGGTTCTGCCAGATAAAAAAAGTGTTGACAAATAGTTATTTTTTAGTATAACTATATGCAACACTAGTGTAAGTGGGTTCGCTACCTGCTTACACTAATCCGCAAACACCCTCAGTCTTACGGATTACCTGACGAGCATGGCCCGTTAAATATTCGGTCGGCCAACTGAATAGGAAACGCACCCGTTGTGAATCAGCCTCTGATTAGTCTGGTGAGTTTGTATCTGTTTACATTAGCCTACATAGGAGAAAATCATGGCTTTTACTACTGCTAGTGGTTATGGTAATCTTCCTAACGGTAACTTTTCACCCGTAATTTACTCCAAACAGGTGCAGCTTGCTTTCCGCAAGGCCGCTGTTTGTGAGGCAATCACCAACTCCGATTACTTCGGTGAGATTGCTCAGATGGGTGACTCCGTTAAGATTATCAAGGAACCCGAAATCACTGTTAAGGCATATGCCCGTGGTACGACTATCACGCCGCAAGACCTTGACGACGAAGACTTCAGCCTGACCATTGACAAAGCTAACTACTTTGCATTCAAGGTTGATGACATTGAAGAGGCGCACAGCCACGTTAACTTCCAGTCTCTGGCAAGTGACCGTGCTGCTTATCGCCTCGCTGACCAGTTTGACCAAGACGTTCTTGGTTATCTGTCTGGTTACAAGCAGTCGGCAATTCATGGAACTGCCGATACCGTCAACGATGTAGTCAACGGCACCAATGCTGTTGGTTCTGCAACTGACGAACTGCTTGCAAGCATGAAGCTGGACGCATCTGACTTTAACTCCGGTTCTGCAGGGGATGCTATTGCTATCCTGCCGCGTACCGGCGCAGGTGCTGCTCCGACTGATGCTGGTGATGCTAACCCGCTGCAGGTTATCGCCCGTATGTCTCGTCTGCTTGACCAGCAGAACGTAGACACTCAGGGTCGCTGGCTTGTACTTGACCCCGTATTCATGGAAGTCCTGAAAGACGAAGACTCTCGTCTGTTCGACGCTGACTTCGGTGGTTCGGGTCTGCAGAATGGCGTTGTTTCCAACAACATTCATGGCTTCACCGTCTACTCGTCCAACAATCTTCCTGCCGTTGGTACTGGTCCGTCCTTCACTGGTGCGAACTCGTCCACTAACTTTGGTGTGATTGTTGCCGGTCATTCTTCTGCTGTTGCAACTGCAGAGCAGATTAACAAGACCGAAACCTACCGTGACCCTGACAGCTTTGCTGACATTGTTCGTGGTATGCACCTGTATGGCCGCAAGATTCTTCGTCCTGAAGCACTTGTTAACGCCAAATACCATCTGGCTTAAGGGGGGAATGAATAATGGCTACAATTACTTCACTTCTTAAAGCTGCGACTGGCAATTCCCAGCGTGGCCGTAACCCTTACATGGTTGAGAACACCATCGACATCGTGGCTACTACTGTAGACCCGTCATCTGCTGATGTTGTTCAAGCAATCACCATTCCTGCTGGCACCAAAATCATGGCTGCTGGTGTGGAAGTTGTTGAGAGTGCAACTATGAACACTGGTACTGACGCAACCGTAACTCTTGGTGCGGCTGATCCAGATGAGTACGTAACCGCATTCGACATTGACGGTGCTGCTGACGGTGCTTATGCGCCTAGCGTAACTGTCTCTGCCGACGTGGTTCTGGCTTCTGCCGACACTCTGGACCTGACCTTTGCTGGTTCCGGTGCATCGTTCACTGCTGGTAAACTCCGTGTTTACGCAGTAATGATGGATGTAAGTTCGCAGGGCGACACTTCTGCTGATGAAGTAGATCGTGACACTCTCGCCTAACTAAGTATTGGGGCAGGGACTTGACATCTCTGCCCCTCTACATCTTGTGATAATATTGGAGAAAACAAATGGCAATCACAACTGCTATGTGCAATAGCTTCAAAACAGAACTGTTAGGCGGTCTGCATGATCTGGACAGCGACTCGCTTAAACTTGCTCTGATTAAAGCATCCCCGTCTGGCACATACAATGCCAGCACAACTAATTATTCTGACGTAACAGGTAACTCTGACGAAGCAACTGGCACAAACTATTCTGCCGGTGGTCAGGTACTTGACGGTGCGTCTATTACGCTTGACGGTTCTACTGCCATTGTTGACTTCACTGACGAAGTATTCAACAATGTAACAGTTTCTGCTGACGGTTGTATCATTTACAACACGGCTAACTCAAATTCTGCTATTGCTGTCATTGATTTTGGCGGTACTGTAAGTGCTACCGCTGGTGACCTGACGATTGAATTTCCTGCCGCTGACGCTTCCAACGCTGTAATTCGCATCGCATAAGGAGTGTGAGGCATGGCCTTTTACGACTCCTCTGATGCAATATATGGCGTAGGTGTATACGGTTCTCCTAGTTACGGAGTCGTAACACCTAATGTTGCATTAACTGGAGTCAGTGCTACTGGCGCAGTTCAGACTGTAGCTATCAACGGATTTGAGATTGATATCTCTGAACGTCTTGGTAGCGTCAGTGCGACAGGCACCGTAGGCACACTCACTGTAAATGTCTCTGAATTACTTGCTGGCGTAAGTGCTACAGGTTCTATCGGCACAGTTGAACCGCAGGTAGATGAGGCACTAAACAGCGTATCTGCTACAGGTTCTGTAAACACAGTAACTGTAAATATTACAGAGAAAATTGTTGGCGTATCCGCGACAGGAAGTGTCAACACAGTTACAGAAAACACTGGCGCAGGTATTGCAGGAGTATCGGCAACAGGCAGCATAGGAACACTACAGCTTAACATCAATCTGCCTATTACGGGTGTTAGTGCTACAGGTTCTGTAAATACTGTTGAGGACAAGCCAACAGAAAAACTGGCCAGTGTATCTGCCACAGGTTCAATTGGTGCAGTACAGCCGGTAGTTAGCTTCTCTATAGATGTAGTTGGTGTACAAGGCACTACCGCACTTGGTAGCATTGAGGCGCAGACTACTGAATCCCTGCTAAGTGTAAGTGCAACCATTTCGATAAATGGTAATCTTACGTTCTCAAACACGCATCGTCTAACCTCTGCAGGTATGACACTCTCACTGGGAACACTTACAATTACTGCAGTACAGTTTGACTTTGAGGCAGTTAAAACACTATATGGTAGACAGAGGACTGTTTACGTAGAGAGCAAAAAAGCAAGAACAGTCTACGTAGAAAAGAAACCGTTTAGAACTGTATTTGTAGAGAGACAATCAACTGCCGCTGAAAGACGGGCATCTGTAGCAAGGGCAGCGTAGGAGAAATAAATGTCATTCCGTTGGCCTGTAAAAGACCCTGATGAAACACTTGACTACAGCATGGACTGGTCCCGCTGGCTGGACACTGCTACCATCTCGTCTGTAACTTGGTTTGTAAAGACACCTGAGATTGGCAAGACGCAGATTGACGCAGGTGAGACACTGACCACAGCATCCGGTAGCACCGTAACTGACAGCATTCAAAACATCAGTCAGACAAATACAAATACTGTAGCCACACTTAATCTTGGTGGTGGTGTACTAAATAGAGAATATACATTCACATGTCAAATTGTTGACAGCACAGGCAGCACGGCTGAACGATCTGTTAAAGTAGCTATAAGGCAAAAATAATGGCATATAATTATCTTGGACTTGTAAATGAACTTAATCGCCGCCTGAATGAGACGGAACTTACCTCGTCCAACTTTGCCAGTGCTACGGGTTTCTATGCTCACGCAAAGGATGCAATCAATGCCTCGCTTCGTGACATCAACCAGCATGAGTTCAACTGGCCGTTCAACCATGTAGAGCAAGAGGATGTGCTGTCAAGTGATGTCTCACGCTATGCTTTTCCCCATGACGCTAAACTAATTGACTTTGACAGCTTCCGTATTAAAGAAGACAGTACACTTGGCAATGCCACCACACGTCTGGGCATTGTTACATACGAAGAGTATCTTGACAAGTATGTAGACCAAGAGTACAATTCTACAGGAAGACAGGGTGTACCACAGATG